CCGCAAGAAGCTAAAAGAAGCCAAAAACAAACCAAAGTCGCGTGCGGTGGACTTGGCTGCGGATGTACTTCAAGGCATGGGGCGTGCAGTGCATGGCGATAAAATCAATCCCGGCGCAGGTAGCGAGCGTGCACGGTACAAAACTAATCGTGAAAACGCTATCCGCGAAGCACAAAATAAAGCGGACTACAAGGATTTGAAGGGTAAACCTACTAAATTGTTCAAAGACAAGAACGTTGAAGGTATGTCTGACGATGAGATGTCCAAAGTCGGTGACTTTAAAGTGGAAAAATACAAAAATGGCGGCGCAGTTAAAGGCTACGGCAAAGCTCGTGGCGCTAAAGCCTGTAAGATGCGATGAAAAAAAGTAACTGGATTCAGGACGCTATCAAGAAACCCGGGGCTTTAAAGAAGTCTATGGGTGTTAAGAAAGGCGAGACGATCCCTGCTAAAAAGCTCGCGAAAGCGGCTAAAGCGCCCGGTAAAATGGGTCAACGCGCTCGTTTGGCAAAGACACTAAAGGGGTTTAAGAAGTGATTACGATTGACCGCCATATCGAAGCCTCCGAACGTCTGTATAAGATGATGATGGCCGACCACAAGGAACGAGTTGAAGACTTAATCCAGTGGGCTGATATGAACTCGTCTCTACTGAAAAAGCTAGAAGATCGGGACAAGCGTATTATCGAGTTAGAAGCTGAGATTGTCTCACTCAAAGCCGCGGCGGGTATGTAATGCCCGGAACCGCCACCAAGAAATCTCCCGCTAAGTGGGAGCGCGCCAAGGCTGGTGCCAAGGCCAAAACAGCGAGATATAGATAATGGCAACCTCTGGAACCACAGCGTTTAACTTAGACCTCACCGAGTTGGTGGAGGAGGCGTTTGAGCGCGCCGGTTCCGAACTCCGGACTGGGTACGACTTGAAGACTGCCCGTCGCTCGTTGAATCTAATGTTCACCGATTGGGCGAACCGCGGTATTAACATGTGGACTATTGAGCAGGGCGAAATCCCGCTCGTGTCTGGTACAGGCGCGTATAACTTGCCTACCGATACAGTAGACATCATTGAGCATGTGGTACGTACAGGTTCTGGTACAAGTCAGGCTGATTTGGCTGTCTCTCGTATCAGCGTGTCTACATACGCCGCCATCCCCAATAAACTGACTACAGGGCGCCCAATTCAAGTTTATGTGGATAGGGTAGCCCCCACCCCAACTGTTAACGTGTGGCCCGTTCCTGACGACGCTCAGCCGTATACCCTAGTGTACTGGCGCCTGCGCCGTATCCAAGACGCCGGTGGAGGCGTGAACACGATGGATGTACCCTTCCGCTTCCTAAACTGCATGGTTGCCGGACTGGCCTATATGATTTCTATGAAAGTACCCGGCGGGATGGATCGAATGATGATCCTGAAGCAGCAGTACGATGAGGCTTGGGAGTTGGCTGCAACTGAGGACCGCGATAAGTCCTCTAGCCGCTTTGTGCCACGGTACATGGCTATCGGCTAAGTATGAGCAACAAGTTCGCATCCGGCAAGTACGCCATATCGGAATGTGACCGGTGTGGGCAGCGCTATAAGTTACAGGCGCTGAAAGAGCTAATTGTCCGTACGCGTAAGACAAACGTAATGGTATGCCCGACGTGTTGGGAGCCAGACCACCCGCAGAATATGCAGGGTATGTATCCTGTAGAAGACCCGCAGGGCCTGCGCAACCCTCGTCCCGATAAGTCACGAGCCTTTACTGGCGGAGACTATACATCTAGGGACATCCAGTGGGGGTGGAACCCAGTTGGTGGGGCTCGTGGGTTTGACATCGGTCTGACCCCCAATGATTTGATAGCGACTGCGATTACTGGTACAGTCACAGTGCAAACAACATAACTAGACTATGAACTACGCCGAACTTGTAGACGCTATTCAGGGGTACACGGAGAACACGTTCACCGACTCCGAACTCGCCACATTCGTGCAGCAGGCAGAGCAGCGCGTGTTTAACACTGTTCAGTTCCCATCCCTGCGTAAGAACATGACGGGTACGACTACGCTGAATAATAAGTATTTGTCTACCCCTGCCGACTTCCTTGCCCCATATTCATTGGCGGTTATTGATGGCAGCGGGAACTACGAATACCTGTTGAATAAGGACGTGAATTTTATCCGTCAGGCGTATCCCAACCCAACATCTACTGGTATCCCCAGATATTACGCGTTGTTTGGCCCGACCACTACTACTGGGGCCGCACCGACGATTACAAACGAGTTGTCGTTCCTCATGGGGCCAACACCCGATGCCGCGTATACGGTTGAGTTGCACTTTTATTATTACCCAGCGTCTATTGTTCAGGGCGGTATCTCCTCTCTCGGCGTTGTGACAGGGGGCGTTGGCTACTCTGATGGTACTTACTACGACGTGCCGTTGACTGGCGGCGATGGTGGTGGCGCAACAGCGACTATTGTGGTCTCTGGCGGTGTGGTTACGAGCGCAGCGATTGCGTCTTCTGGCGCTGGGTACCGAGTTGGTAACACACTAAGCGTCGGAACTACGATTGGCGCTACAGGCTCAGGCTTTGTTGTACCGGTGGGTACGCTGACAAACAGCAATGGCCGCTCATGGCTTGGTGATAACTTTGACTCTGTCCTACTGTATGGGTCTTTAGTCGAGGCATACACCTTTATGAAGGGTGAGCCTGACTTGCTCCAGTTGTACGATGCCAAATACAAAGAAGCGCTGCAACTGGCTAAACGTCTGGGAGATGGTATGGAGCGCATGGACGCCTACCGCTCAGGCCAAGTTCGGGTACCGGTAAACTAATATGGCAATTACGCAAACAACTTGTACAAGTTTTAAGGTTGAGCTGCTCACGGGCACCCACAACTTTAGCTCTGACACCTTCAAGGTCGCCCTATACACTGGAGACGCTACCTTGGGGGCAGATACCACTGCGTACAGCGCTACTAATGAGGTCTCAGCTACTGGGTATACGGCGGGCGGGAACACCCTAACAGTATCGACTACGCCGACATCTTCCAGTACAATCGCCTATGCCTCTTTTGCAAACACCTCGTGGTCGTCTGCTTTGACTGCTCGTGGTGCGCTTATCTATAACAGTAGCAAGTCAAACAAGGCGGTTGCTGTATTAGATTTTGGCGCAGATAAAACGTCTTCAGGGACGTTCACTGTAACTTTCCCAACTGCTGACGCTACTAGCGCCATTATTCGTATTTCGTAAGGAGCACCAAATGCTTATTGATAAATCCAAAGCCGCTGACGCTGTTACTAGCGCAGTTACCAAGCAAGATGGTATGAAAGAAGGGCTTAAAGGCGGCGGCGTGTTTGAAGTTGTTTGCCGCGACAAAGACGGAAATGTTAAGTGGACCGCACAAAGCCACAACTTGGTGGTGAACGTTGGTCTGCAAGACATGAACGCTAAATACTTTAGCGGCTCTAGCTATACGGCTGCTTGGTACTTGGGCCTGTATGGTTCTGGCGCGTCTAACAACCCTGCTGCTAGTGACACCATGTCTAGCCATGCTGGTTGGTCTGAAGACTCAAACTACTCTGAAGCTACCCGCCCAGCTTGTACATTTGGTACCGCTACGACGGCTGATCCTTCCGTCATTACAAACTCTGCTTCTCCCGCTACGTTCTCCATCAATGCGTCAACCACAATTGGCGGCGCGTTCTTGGTTAGCAACAACACCAAAGGCGGTACCAGCGGCGTTCTGTTCTCAGCAGCAGACTTTGCTTCCCCCGGTGACCGTTCCGTAGTGTCTGGTGACACAATTAACGTGACGTACACATTCAGCCTCGACGCTGCGTAAGGAGTAACCTATGGCAACTAAGTTCAGCAAAGGTGAAAATGTGCAGGTAGTTGGGGTTATCCCTAATGGTCCTGTGCAAGCGTTGCGTATGGATGAGGACGGGGTCGTGTACTGCTTGATTGAGTGGCAGGATGCGGACGGTAACACACAGAAGCGCTGGTTTAGTGAAGACGAACTAGTCGCTGTTTAACCTAAGTGGGGCTAAAGCATGTTTGGGTTATCGACATTCGCCCAAGCCCCGTTCTCAGCATTAGCGGGGAATACTTTCATAGCGACGGTTGCCGAAACAGCCGTTGCTAGTGATGCGCCGTCTTCTATTTTCACTATAGGTATCACTGTCGCAGAGACAGTAACCGCATCCGACTCCGTT